TGAATCCCTAAACGAAGTCAGCGGTATCTTAAAACAAGTCGAAAAGAAACTAGTCAAAGATGAGACCGCAAAAATCACCTTCAGCTATACGGAAATCAACGAGAAGAAGACCGCCTCCGAACGTGCCAAGATTCGTAAAATCGTCGAAGAAGAATATGGCAAGATCATGGGCGAGAAAGGGTAACAATATGAATCAAGCGAAAACCTGCTCCATTTGCAAGAAGTCCTTCAATGAATATGGAAATAACCCCTCTCCATTTAATGGCGAGGTATGTTGTGATGATTGCAATAATAAGTATGTCGTTCCCCTTCGCATCTATCAAAGCATTCGCGACCCACAGTATGCCCTCCACTTTAAAGAGGATGGAACGCTTGAAACACTGAAACCTAAAGACAAATACTTTACCCTCCACGACCTGCAAACAGCAGTCGGAGGTTATATCGAACTATACCCTTGTCGCCATGATAATAAGCTTATTGTCTGCGATGAAGAAGGATTAATTAAACATCGACCAGTCAATACCCTCTTTGCCAGTCTCACATCCATCAAACTTGTGGGCGATGTGCTGTTATGTCCGACTGGAATCTTCGAGGCAATCGATGAAGAAGAAACTTAATTCATGCGTCTATGAAGAATATGAAAGACTAAAAAGTCTTTTTGCTTTGGAAACACTGGACGAAAGCGAGCAAACGCTCATCGATGAGCTGCTCCAACAAATGGCTTTTATGAAAATGGAGCTCGAAATCGTCCAAGAGCAGATAGCAAGTTATGGATCCGTACAAGTCACCAAGAGCGGCAAACAACGTCAAAGCGAAGCCGCTAAATTCTATACCAAACTTGTGGCCTCATATTCGTCAACCCTCAAAACCATCAACTCCATTCTTGGCAAAACAAGTGGTGGAGAAGATGACGAACTCGATAAATTCTTGAAGGGCATCTCATGAACTACCTACTCGAATACTATCACGAGATAAAAGAAGGAAGAATCCTGGTTGGTCAAGAACTTAAAGCCACACTTGATAAGCTCGTAAAAGACCTTGATGATCCTCGATACACCTTCGATGAGAAAGCCGGAAACATCAGAATCCAATTCATTGAGACCTTCTGCAAACACACTAAATCGCCGTTCAATGGCGAACCTTTTATTCTTGAGTTATGGGAAAAAGCTATTCTTCAAACTGCCTATGGCTTTAAAGAAAAAGCGACGGGATTACGTAGATTCAATGAAGTGGTGTTACTCGTCGCTAGAAAGAATGGAAAAACCACATTCATTGCCGGTATCGATTTAGCGGAATTCTTCCTCTCAAAAGGTGGAGTGGACATCGTCTGCGCCAGTAACACGAACGATCAAGCCTCAATCCTCTATGAAGAAATCAATAATATGCGTGAGGGTAGCAAAGCACTTCGGAGTGAAAAGCGTTCGAAGAAGAATATCTTTTACATCTATTCACCCAAGACGAAAAACAAGATCAAGAAACTATCAGCCCAAAGTCGGAATAAGGACGGCTATAACATCGAAGTTGGATGTATCGATGAAGTCCACGAGATGACGGATTCGAAAGTCTATGATGCAATCAAGCAGAGCCAATCCACAAAGAAGGAACCGCTCATCTTCATCATTACGACTGAAGGGACAGTCACTGAAGGGTTCCTTGATAAGAAACTGGCCTATTGCCGTAAGATGATCAAAGGCGAAATAAGCGATGAGAAACTCCTTCCTTGGTTTTATACCCAGGACTCGCAAGAAGAAATCTATCTTGATAAAAGGACATGGAAAAAATCAAATCCATCTCTTGGTAAAGTCAAACTGGAATCCTATCTTGATGACATCATGAATAAAGCAAGGAACGATCTCTCCACCAGGGTAACGATGCTTTGTAAAGACTTCAATATCAAGCAGAGCGATAGTGGTAGTTGGCTCACTTATGACGACTTAAATAATGAAGAGCGATTTAGCATAACAACCTTAAAGAATTCCTATGCGATAGGCGCCGTCGATTTATCGAATACCACAGACTTAACCGCCGCCTTATTACTAGTAATAAAAGATGAGAAGAAATACATTGTTCCCCATTTCTTCATGCCTAGTGATGTGCTAAAAAAGCGTATGGAAGAAGACTCCGTTCCCTATGATATCTATCTAAAAAACGGCCTCCTTACATTAACCGAAGGAAGTCAAAACGACTTCAGTCTCGTGACCAAGTGGTTCCTTAAGATGGTGCAAGTACATAACATCCGTCCTCTCTGGGTCGGATACGATCCATGGAACGCTCTTTATTGGGTCAAAGAAATGGAAGAGATGGGCTTTACGATGGAAAAGGTTCGCCAAGGTGTCTACTCATTAAGTGAACCAATGAAACAACTTGAAGCGGATCTAAAGAACAAACTCGTTATCTATGATAACAATCCACTATTGAAGTGGAACCTTGCTAACACTCAGGCAAAGATTGATATCAATGGAAATATCCAACCAAGTAAGCTCGGAAGCAAGTTCAAGCGCATCGATGGAGCAGCGGCGCTTATCATTGCCTACGCCGTCCTCAATCGTTACAAAATCGAATATGAAGGGATGATAAAATAATGGGACTTTTTAAACGCAGAAAAAAAGAAAGCGTGACTGGAATTCTTCCGCTTAACATCGAAGCGGTCTTTTCTAGTTTCGGCACCAACATTCTTAATAGCGATACTGTGCGAATTGCCATTGATCGAATAGCAAATCATGCATCTAAACTGAAACCGCGACATATCAAAAAAGAAAAAGATGCTCTTGTTGAAAGTGAAAGCGACATCAATTTCCTACTTAAAAATGCACCCAACCATCTCATGAATCCGACGACTTTCCTTTATCGAGTGGTTTCATTATTATTTATCAATAACAACTGCTTTATTTATCCCTTATCAAGAATAGATGGAACTCTTGAAGGACTATTTCCCCTACGTCCTAGAACGGTGGAAGCAAGTAAAGACGAATCAGGTCAGTTATTCCTCAAATTCTTCTTTGATAGTGGCGAAGAATACACTCTTCCATACGAAAATGTCATTCATTTGCGCAGGTTTTACTGCGAAAATGACGTATTCGGCGGTAATGGGGCACTAAGCGATCACGCAACTCTAATTAAGACAGTATCAATTAACGACTCGATTCTAACGGGTATCGATAATGCCATCAAATCATCCTTGCAGATCAAAGGCCTATTGAAAATGAATGCGATGCTTTCCCAGGAAGATAAAGATAAGCAAAAAGCCATCTTCGATACCGCTCTTCGTACCTCGATTAAAGATAATAACTCCGCCATCATCCCAGTGGATCTTAAAGCTGACTATGTGCCATTAAACAGCGACCCCAAACTCGTTGATGCAGCAACTTTAGAATTTCTTAACGAAAAAGTCCTCTCATACTTCGGCATTAGTAAGCCGATTTATATCAATAAATACACAGAAGAAGAATTCAATGCTTTCTACGAAGGAACCATTGAGCAACTCTCCATTCAATTAAGTGAAGAATTCTCTAGGGTGTTGCTTACCAAAGAAGAGCGAAAAAAAGGCCAACAAATAATCTTTTATAGTGAAAGACTTCAGTATGCTTCATGGAATACCAAAGTGAATGCCATCGAAAAACTAATGGGGTTAGGACTCATGAGTCTCAACGAAGCACGCTCTTTGCTTGGCCTAGAACCAGTAGAGGGTGGGGATAAGCGCCTCCAAAGTCTCAACTTCGTAGATCAGACGAAAGCAAATCTATACCAAGTTGGAGAAAATGATAAAGTCTAGAAAAACGACATATCCATACACTTTAATATGTGATATTTTGGGTTGTTAATAGTTATCATCGCTTCATCAACAATAGATTTATTATCATCATAGTATTTTTTCATATCAACAAGATGTTTTCTGCTGAATTTGTGTGTAATACCTAACTGGCCTAAAGAAGCTTTAACACGTGTATCGAGAGCCATCGTGCAACCAAGAGTCCCCAATAGAATTTTTGTTATTAGAGTGTCGGTTGGAGAAACCCGTTTTAAATTGTAGTGTTCGAATAACTTATCAAAGACTTCAAGAATGAGTGAAATGTTTTCTCCAGTGTAGTTAGTTGGAGACAATTTATACAGTTTTCGATACTTCTTATCAAGAAGAATCCTTACAGCACCAATATGTACTTTATAACTGTAACTTTGCAACAATTCGGATGATCCTCGATACATACCCCAGCTGGCCAAATACATTCCTAGATTTAGAGCCATGATATCAATATCGTCTTCAGATGGAGAGTCAATCGCCAAAATTCTTGCAAAAGCGTCGTAACAATAGTCAAAAGAATGATATCGGTGTTCAGGGTTTTTAGCATCGTTGTAAAAACTAAGCACGGAATTAGTATTAAACATGTGATTATCTCCTTATTTAATTAATTCATTTTATTACATAAATAGTGGATATTCAAAATTAGTCTTCAGTTTGACCCTTAAAGATAAAAGACCATCTTTATACAATCAACCTTGTATAGAGGTGGTATTTTTAATGAACAAAGAAATCCGTATGTCCAATTTACGATTTAATGAAATAGATAATGAGATGGTGCTAGAAGGCTACGCCATCGTTTTTGATACTGAAACACTCATTGGTGATGAAACAAGAGGATTCATCGAAACCATCGACCCTAATGCTCTAGCTACCTCAAACATGAAAGATGTACCACTCAAATATAATCACCAGGATAACTTTCTCGTGATCGCACGTACCCGGAACAATTCCTTAACTTTGACCGTGGATGAAAAAGGTTTAAAAGTAACCGCTCGTCTTCTTGATACTAATTCAAACCGCGACATCTATCAGATGGTGAAGGCAAACCTTCTCGACAAGATGAGTTTTGCGTTTACGGTCAAAGACC